TGTAAAGACTGAATCTGTATCTACTATGCCTCCAGAACTTGTTGAAGTATGAAGGATATTTTCTCCAGTCCATTTAGAATATGCACCTCCAAATACCTCTGTCTCTACCGTTTCTTCGATATCTATCTGAGTCACTGTAGTACTCTGCATAGAGCCTTGAGTGAAAGCTGGCGTAATAGGATTTGCCCTTGCAGCAACTGGGCTTAGCAGGAGCAAAAGTAATAAGCATTTTCTCATACTTTTGTTACCTTGTTTTTATCTACTCCTTCAATCTTAATAGGAGTTTCTATAATTATGTGCTGGGTAGCACCACTTGGTTTATCTTTATGGTCCTTTTTCTTAGCTGTATCAATCCCAAAGGTAGCTAGAGCTGAGGTGAAAACAAAAGTTATGAAAGTTATATCATTGTTCTGCTTATTATCCATACCTGGTAGGGGTAAATAATTTAAACTAATGATAAATCCAGACCAGACTACTACGCCAAGGCGTACAAATGTACCAAGGATTTGAAGCTCTGCCTCTCTATCCTCCATACCGTCTTTAAATTTTCCTATTAAACTTTTCTCTTCAGCCATGCCTTTTAAATCTGATAAACAGAAAAAATACCTATATGCTAATAAGCCTAGCGTAGCTAAGAAGTTTCAAAAAGACTCTAAGCCAAAAAAGAGTACAATTAAGGGATACAAAACAAAGTAATTATGAGAGGCGCTGACAAACAGGGAGGAGACTCCCGTATAAGAGACACTTCAACAGTGGCTCAAGAACCTTATGGTCCTTGGCGTGACAAGAAGACTATTACTTCTGAACAAGTTAGAGAATCTCTTAGAAAGATAAATCCTAACGCAGATGAAGCTATTAAAAATGCTGCTAGAAAATTAAAGGGGGTATGAGGTTCTCACTCCGTGACGTAGCTACCTACTACTCTGGTCAGATTCATCAGAAGGAAGCTCTCGACATGATTCAGATGTACATTCCTGAGTCAATCGAGGAGAAGTTTGCGGATATGTGGCGAAGTGGTCCAAAGAATGAAATTCCATCTCACGTTTCTTGGCACGAGCGACTAAGGCAGCTTCTATCGCCTGAAGTTCAGCTTCGTGAGGAGATGGATGTGGAGAGGGTGTATCTTCTATTTGCGGAACTCCTAATTCAACAAAGTGCTTCTGCTGATCCTGAATATGCAGATAGGCTTTTAAGCCTTATAGAGATCAAGAAGAGTGGGAAGAAAAAGAAGCGAGATTACAACTGGATGGATTAGTAGTATTCTTACTATGAATTAATCTATTCCAATGGTTCTCTTAGTTAAGCCTATTCTCTTCGCCTTCTTAAAATCTGATTCAGTTAAGCAACTGATTGTGGACCTGCTTACAAAGCTTGTAGAATCCACTGATAACACTATAGACGATGCTGCCGTAGAATTGGTTAAGACTAAATTATTCCCAAAAAAGTAACACAGCTTTACGTCTCACCTTGGAGTAAAGCTTTACTTAAGTACAACAAGAAAATGGAACAACAGGATGGCTAGAAGAAAATCCGTAGGAATGGCAACTGAAGATGAGCTACAGGCTCTCCATCGGTTGGTAGCTACTAAGTTGGTAGATCAGCTTAACTCTGAAAACGTTAAAGCTTCTGACCTAGCTAACGCTATTAAATTCCTTAAAGACCAAGGTATTACTCTCGATAAGAACGGTGATGTCTCTGCTATAGGCGAGATGATCAATGCTCTTCCTGAGATTGATATGTCCAAAGTTAAGTCTTACATAAGTGCCTAGCACTAACCAACAACAGATTATAAAGGAAGCTATAAACAGCTTCCCTGTTTTTGCTACTCATCTCTGGCACTTTCTAAGGCTTCCAAGTCCTACTCCTGTTCAGTACCAACTTGCAGACTATTTGCAGAACGGTCCTAACAGGAGAATCATCATGGCATATCGAGGTTGCGGTAAAAGCTTCCTCACAGCAGGTTATGTACTTTGGAGACTGAGAAAGAATCCTGATACAAAGGTTTTAGTTATCTCTGCAGCTCAAGACCGTGCAGACGCTTTCAGTGTCTTTTGTCATGACCTGCTTAGAAACTGGTTCATGGTGAAGGATCTCTTCCCTAGCGACACTCAGAGGTTCTCTAAGGTTGCTTTTGACGTATATGGCTCTAAGCCCGATCAGAGCCCCTCAGTGCGCTCTAGTGGTATCTTTGGACAGATTACAGGTTCAAGGGCAGATCTAATCGTTGCAGACGACGTAGAGACCCCTCAGAGCTGCGAGACACAACTTATACGAGATAAACTTCGAGAAAGTATTAAAGAGTTCGATTCGGTTATAAAGCCTGGGGGAGAAATTGTATTTCTAGGGACTCCCCACACGCAGGACAGTATCTACGCCAAACTAGAGCTAGCTGGCTATACACCTCGAATCTGGCCTGCCCTATATCCTACTGCAACTAAACTTAAAAATTATTACGGAGAAAGACTAGCTCCTAAAATTGAATCTCAACTAAAAGATGACTCAACTCTTGCAGGTCACCCTACAGACCCTGGAAGATTTGATTGGGAGGAACTAGAGGCCCGAAAGGAATCAATTGGTAGGTCCACGTTTAACCTCCAGTTCCTTCTTGATATTAGTCTTTCTGACGAAGAGAGATATCCTTTAAAACTACAAGATTTATGTATCTTTAGACTTCATAGAGAACAAGGCCCTGACAGGGTTATTTGGAGTGCTAACGGTGATAAAGCCCTTGATCTACCTTCAGTGGGTCTTCACGGTGATCTCTTTTACAAACCTGGACAGATCGGGTCTGAATTTATGGAGTACACGGGGGTTGTACTTGCGATTGATCCTAGTGGGAAGGGTAGTGACGAGCTTGGCTATTCCGTAGTCGCTTATCTTAACGGTAACTTGTTCCTCCTCGCCTCTGGTGGTTTGAGAGGTGGTTACAGTGAGACCAATCTTAAAAAGCTCACGCTCATTGCGAAGGAGTACAAGGTCAAGGAAATAATTGTAGAAAGTAACCTCGGCCTCGGTATGTTTAGTGAACTTCTTAAGCGTTACCTTGGAACCATCTATCCATGCAGTATCGAAGAGGTCCGACATACAAAACAGAAAGAAGCGAGGATTATTGATACTCTTGAGCCAGTCATGAACCAACACAGGCTCATGGTAGATACCGACATAATCGCTAAGGATATTGCCTCCACTGAGTGCTACCCAGGAGAAACCAGATCGCAGTATCAACTCTTCTGGCAAATGACGAGAATTACCAAAGAGAAGAACTCGATAAAGCACGACGATAGGCTAGATGCATTAGCAATGGCTGTTCAGTACTTTACTGAAAACATGGCTCTAACAGAGAAAAACGCAATAAAACGTAGAGAGATGGAACAGTGGGAACTAGAAAGAAAATTTATTCAAGGTGAAGGTGGTCTTAACGTTGGAGTCCTTGGTTATGCTAAAACTCTTGAAGACCTTCAGAAAGCTTCTATGGCTTCCTCAGGTGGAGCAAACTGGCTTGATAATTAAGCTAGAATACATTTATGGCTAGAAATTACCGAAAAGAATACGACAACTACCAAGGTAAGCCTGAACAAAGGGCTAATAGGAGTAGTAGAAATAAGGCCCGTAGAAAGCTTTCTAAGGCTGGTTATTCCTTAAAGGGTAAGGATGTAGATCATAAGGATGGAAACCCCCGTAATAACAGCTCAAGCAACCTTAGAGTGAGTTCTAAGGGCTATAACAGGTCTAAGAAGTAGCAAAATATTTTAATTTCAGATTTTTGAGCACCACTTAATAACGTTAAAGCTGTGGAAAACCCCCTCTGGGTACCTTAAGGGCCTTTATAAATAATTAAAGGCCACGTTCTCAATAAGCTTTTGATAGTTCTTAAAGGGCTAACTGAGTTGTGGGTATTTATACTTATTTTTTTATTTATCCATGAGCAAGGCCACAACTAACTCTATTGTTACTGTTCATTAAGTCTTAAGGCTTGGCTACTGGCTAGCTCTCCAATGCTTGGCAATGTACCTAGTAAGGCCGCATTGGTTCTATTCTATTCGTTAGAAGATCAACCGCATTAGCCGGCCTTAACCTTTGAAATCCTTCCAATGATTACCAAAGCAGAACTAACAAAGCAGCTACTAGCTGAGCAACAAGAAAACCAGCTACTTAGGCAGCAATGCTCAAAGCTACTCAAAGATAGAGAGAAAGCAGAGCAGGATCTATTCCAAGCTAAGTCAGTCCTAAGAGAGCTTAGAAGACGCTGGAAAGTCCACCAAGAAGAATTTCCTAAGGCCTGTGTTGATGTCTATGCAGTAGGCGTCAAGACTGGTGAAGTGGTTAAGCCTGTATTTTCCAAAGCAATGGCAAGTTTGACACTAGCCAAGGGCTTTACAAAATGATTAGAAAGCAACTAGAACGCCTGTTCCCTTCTTTACTCATAAGAAGGGCAGCTCGTTACTCCTCACAACTTGAGGAGGATACAGGCTTTAGCTTGAGGGCTAGGCATGGAGAGGACGGTTGGATGTTCTTTCTAATTGATCCTTATGGTGATGGTGATGACTCAAACTCTGATTGGTGGTCTGATCTAGATGAGGCAATCTTTGATCTATCTGACTGTCCTACTTATTACTTTTATCATGACTAAATACAATTCAAGCCTTGAAGACCAACACTTCAAGGCAATAGAGGACGAGTACTACAGAGAACTAGACGAGGCTTACGCCTATGAACTAGCTCTTGAACAGTACGCAGCAGGCGAGCTAAAGTGCAAACCTAAAGAACCCTTCTTAGTAATGCTATGAACACAAGTAAAGACTTCCTAGCTGGCCTTG